ATAAGCTAGACTCGGGGGAGCGTGGGGGCACATTTGACGCTCTCATTAACAAAGTCGAAACTATGACCGCGCCTATTTGGAGACATAATGTCTCGGGGGATTTTTATCACGTAGACGAAGTAATGGACCGAGGGCAGATCCGACGGCTAACGCGAGCAAACGGAGGCCGCAGGGTGATCAGCTTTACTCATCACGATATGTCAATCAAGGCAAATAGGGTCACAGTCGCTGCCGCAAATCGCGACGGGTTCACGATAAATTTGTCGGGCAATAACATAGATCACGCCGACGACCTCATGGCTTTAAATATAGCGCCCGTCGTCGCTATTGTGCCTGTAGATCAAACATCAAACTTTAAGAGTCCAGCGGGCCACAACGTAGTAATATGCCCTGCCACTTATAAAGACGACGTGACGTGCACTAGCTGTCAAATGTGCAGCAAACAGCGTAGCACAATAATAGCGTTCCCAGCCCATGGCGCCGCTAAAAATCAAATCAAATTTAAATAAGGAGATAAGATATGCCAATACCAAAAAAAGGTACGGTGGAGGGCTATATTTACAACGTAGAAACGAACGTAATTGTGGCAATTATCGTAGGAGACAGCAATAACACCGTCGAAAATAAAGCCAACGATCTCGGCTATATGGGCGTAGATGAGTACGGCCTTACATATAACGATAGCGGGCTTGGATTTAACTGAGGAGATAAGATATGCCGATACCAAAAAAAGTTATGATGAAAAGACTGCGCGATGCAAGACTGGCGGCAGGGCTGGTAGAGCTCAAAGTATGGGTAAGGCCCGAGCAAGTCGACGCTATAAAGTATATGGCTAAACTAGCTGAGCCGACCCCTCCCCCCTAACACGAGTGATCAAGTACGCGCACGCGAGGCGCTGATCAACTACCCAAAAGGTCCTAACGGACCTTTTTTTATGACTCAAGCTAAAAGCGACGCTCTCAGTTGCTCTCTAAGCGACGATCTCACCCCCACCCCTACCCTAGTGTACGGCTTTTAGCTCTATAATAGCCACTAGCCCACTGCTGAGCTCCACTGTGGTTTAAGCGCTGCAGCGCTACCCCCTATATTAGCCCTGAGCTCAGAGCTCAGAGCTAACAGTGGACCAGCTAGCACCCTGACCCTTAATAGCTCAGAGCTAACAGTGGACCAGCTAGCACCCTGACCCTTAATAGCTCAGAGCTCAGAGCTCAGAGCTAACGGCGGACCAGCTAACGCCCTGACCCTTTAACACCCTGACCCTTTAACACCTTGACCCTTTAACACCTTGACCCTTTAACACCCTGACCCTTATTAGCTCAGAGCTAATTGGCTGCGGGCTAATAGCTCAGAGCTCAGAGCTCATAGCTCATAGCTAATTGGCTGGGATAATGTGGACCTTAAAAGATAAAAGTTAAATGATAAGTTTAGAATGCGAAACGAAAAGCAAAATGACGGGGTGTGCACGCCGGCTGACGGCGATAAAGGGTCCCATCTGGACTTCTTTGGGGGGACCCTCCGCGGACACATGGACGCACCCTTGCATACTCATAGCCATCATCAGTTGTACTAGCGGGGATTTCAAATCTGATAGTAAGGTATTACTAATATTAGTACAACCCCATAGCTATGTGCTATAACGATTTCTGTTTTTCAATTTTTAGGATTATGATATGAGTTTTCTAGACCTTATAGGTATTTTCAAAGAGAAAATCACCGCAAAACCCGCGCCTAAGCCTGTTAAAACGCCTAAGCCCGTGGCTATTAGGCCCCCAGTTATAATTCCAAGCGTTCCTAGTACCCCCCAGCGCGCTGTGCTAATCCTAACCCGCCAGTACTACCCCTCCCACACTATGTCAAACCTCCTATTGCCCGATGGTAGCGTCTTTTCGGTGCTAGAAAGACCTTGGGAGAACAACAAATCTAATATTAGCTGCATACCAGCTGGAATGTACGAGGTGGATTATTTACCACGGTCCGCGTCAGGTAAGTACAAAGCGGTTTGGCACATTAAATCTGTGCCAGCGCGGCTAGGTATCCTAATTCATACGGGAAATCTAGTTGAACATTCCAGAGGATGTGCTTTAATAGGCAGTAGACGCGGATTTTTGGGTGGGAAACCAGCGGTATTAGGGTCAAAGACGGCTCTGCGAAAGTTTAATAGCATCATGAAACAGCAGAGCTTTACCCTTAACATAGTTGGAACATCGCCGTGAGGCTCGCGTTAGGACTTTTGTTTTTGCTCTTAAGCACCAGCTTCTATGCTGCTGAATTTATTGGCTCGAGTGGTGCTCGTTACTTTTTTAATATGGGCGATGATGTTTATATGTGCTGGTCTATTGATCTAGACGGACCTAAGGTTAGCTGCGTCGGCAAAAATAAGCAGCTTAACATTGGTATTAAGTACGTTTGCACTGCGGTGCCCCTTGCTGAAGGTGCCTTTACAGACTGCATTGTAGATGATATCAACACCCTCTCAGCTTAATTATTAGGAATAACCAGATGTTAGATGCGATTTTGGGTATAGCGAGTTCATCAGGATTAGGGGCAATTGTTGGTTTAGTTGGAAGTTATATGGCTAAACGAGAGCAACGTAAGCTCGATGAGATGAATAACACTCACGCCCTGTCCATGGCTAAGGTGGATATGGAACGGGACGCGGCAGAATCCGCTCAAGCGCTGCAGATGGCAGACAAACAAATTGAACACGCAGTAGCAGAAGGCGCCATACAGTCTGATATTGTAGCAGGAGAAGCTTTTACTGCTTCGCAAATGATGGCGAGTCAGCCCTCGGGTACGAAATGGGTAGACGGGATTCGCTCAGCGATGCGCCCCTTAATCACAATATACCTACTCGTTATTGTTACCCTCATAACTTACAACCTAGGCAACCTCCTCGGCGGCTTAGGTGGATTACCTGTTTCAGAATTGTACGCACTCTACTCACACATTATCAATCAAGCTGTGTTTCTCACTGTTACTGCAGTCCTTTGGTGGTTTGGAAGTAGAGGCGTAAAGAGTAAATGAGCATGAGTGATATGGTGGCTCAAGTTACCCAGCCAACCACGTACACAGCCACGTCTGTTGCTGTTGTTTCAAGTGCTACCGCACCATCCGCTGAGATTCCATGGGTCGCTATTGTATCGATAGCTATCGCAATAGTTTCTCTAGGTATTAACTGGTACTACAAGCATAAGGACTCCAAAACCCTCCGCAGGGGGTCTAGCGGCTAATGACCGATAAGCTAACGTCAATGCTGAAGTTCTGGCCTGTTCTTATGCTTTGTTTTGCAGGGGTGTCCAGTGGTTTTGCATTTTATCACAGCATGCAAGCACTTCAAGACGATGTACAGGAACTGAAGCAGATGCTTGTTCGCCGCGAATCCATCGAGCTGGAACTGAAAGTTCGAGATACAGAGATAGAGCAGCTTAAAAGCTGGATGCGATTACAAGAGACTTTGACTCGTGATATAGAAAGTGACATCACGGATTTGTATCGGATGACTAAGTAAATGATTGATCAGATAATTAATCTTTGGCCGTTAATCATGGGGGTAATAACGCTAGTTATCATACTAAGCAAAATGCACCTCAATATAACTATAATTCAAGATAAAATTAGGACGTTATTTGATCTCTATAACCGTGATCGGAAGTAATGAGCACAACGGAATCAAGCGATGAGGAGCAAGACAGCTTTGATATGCTTGAAATACTAATTATACTAATGGCGTATTACGCAGCATAATCCTATGATTAAAAAAACAACACCAGAAGGGCGCAGCCGCAAGGACGCAGCCCCTAAAACAAAGATTAAACCTTTGAAGATAAAAAAGAAGCCCGTATCTAAGTCGCTTATAACGCGCGCTTTGATAAAGGAATTCTGCAGTAGGTTAATAGACACAGGCTCTGCCCGTAAGGTATGCCGAGATGGAGATGATATGCCCAGTGTTAAGACTATATTCGCGTGGTTAGCCAAAGCTAGCGACCCTAAGGCTGATGCTATCTACTCTGAGTTCATGGCAATGTATGTAGACGCTCGTAAGTTAGCAGCTGACTACAAATTTGATGGCTTCGTAGAGGAGCTAGAAGACACGGTCATGCAACCCGTGATGCTAGCCAATGGTGAGCAGATGAGGGACGTGTTAGGCGTAGTTATAAGAGCGCCTACGCAGGTATCAGTTAGTATGGCTAAGTTAAAGTTAGACACTTACAAGTGGTTTGCTGCTAAAGAAAACCCCAAGAAGTACGGGGATAAGATACAGCAAGAGCACACGGGTAAAGACGGCGGCGAACTTGCTCCCCCAATGCTAATAGTGGAACAGTATGTCAAGCCAACCAAATAGAGATGATGCTCTTATAGTCCAGACGCCTGATATATTTCGGGCGTTAGACGAGCCATATCGCTATAAGGTTATGTGGGGAGGCCGAGGCTCCGCTAAGAGTTGGAGTGTAGCCCGTAAAATACTTCTACGCGGGTACTTAAATGAAACCCGCATACTCTGCACGCGTGAACTGCAGAAAAGTTTAGGTCAGTCTGTACACAAGCTCCTAAGCGATCAGATATATCTCATGGGACTACAAGGCTTCTACGAGATCCAAAAGGCGGGTATATACGGGAAGAATGGTACAGAAATTATGTTCATGGGTACTAGACACCACACCCAAGAAATAAAGAGTACAGAAGGTATTGACCTCTGTTGGATAGAGGAAGCTCATAACCTAACCCAGAACTCATTTGATATAATTGACCCCACGGTGCGGAAAGAAGGGTCAGAGATATGGATAACCTACAACACCAGATTTAAGTACGATTACATTCATAAGTTTTTTGTGGTAGATGAAGCCCCTAAGAATGCTTGGGTACAGCGCATTGGCTACGCCGATAACCCCTTTTTTCCAGATGTGTTACGCACACAGATGGAGGCCATGAGAGACAGAGACTATGAAAAATATCTTCACATCTGGGGCGGAGAAATTAAGCTCCTCGCAGAGGGCGCTATTTTTGGCGAGCAGGTCTTGGACTGCATCAAGCAAAATAGACAACTCTATATTCCTATCGCCAAGAACTGTGAAGTTGATACCTATTTTGATCTCGGTAAACGGGACGAATCTGCGATATGGTTCGTACAGCGTGTGGGACGAGAATGCCGCCTCATCGATTACTATGAATGTAGACTTCAAGAAGTAGAGCACTATGTTACTGTTTTAAAACAACTTGGTTACAACTACGGCAAACACCATATGCCTCATGATGCAAACCAAGATCGCCTTGGTATGGTAGACAACGTAGCTAAGCAGTTTGCTAAGGCAGGCATAAAGCCTGTGGTTATAATTCCTAGGGTTAAAGAGAAAAACACGTCAATAATGGCGGCTAGAGAGGTCTTTGCTCAGTGTTGGTTTCACGACGCTGGTGACTGTGACCCTAGTTTGCTGTGGAAGGATAAGCCTTTAAGTGATAGGTTAGTAGCTGAGAACATGGTGGCTCGACATCTGCGGATGGAGAAAGGCTTTGAAACTCTCAGAAACTACAGATATAGATATGTAGATGAGGATGATGTATACCATCACGTTCCCCATCACGATCACGCCTCTAACGGTGCAGACGCTTTCCAGCAGTTTGCTATGGCCGCTCCGAGGCACAGCCGACTCCGACTTGCTTCAAGTTTGGGACGACTTGAACCTGAACATACGGCGGATTACTAATGGCTTCCCAAATAGAGTGGCTAGCGTTAATAGAAGAAAATGAGTCTATATACGAAGAAACAATAGACGAGCCCGCTTATATATTTAGCGGACGCACGTTTTACCAGTTTGATGACACAGGAGCTTACAAAAGTGAGTGACATTATTGAAGGTGAGGATGGAAATCCTGTACCAGCGGGTGTTAGAGTCCTGCACAACAATTTATATACAGCGCTAAACAAGGCCTATCCTAAGTGGACAGGGTCGTGGCTTATAACTATCGACACTAGAGGAGGGGTTGTGATGATACGCAACCAGCTTATTAGTGGGAAGATGGGGTTTTACATGCATATAGCTAAAATAGATTCCGAGATGCGCAATGTAGTGCGTCACGCGGGAGAGCTATTTGAAAGATACTACGTGGCTCGAGATAAAGGGGTTGAGGTATCTACAGCGGTAAATGATATGAAACGCAAGTTCTCTGGCGAGGCGGTACACGATAATGGGTAGTAAAATGCATACGGCTGGTGACAACCTTAGGGATGCCAGCACCTCACTAGACTCACAAGCGGAGACCGCGAGTGCGACCTCGACAGGTTCTGATTACTGGCTATCCTTAGCCAAGGACGCCTACACCCAGTCTGAGAGCTATTTTGATGCCAACATCCGACGCGGAATGGAAAAGAATATAGCTCACTTTAATAGCGATCACGCTCCGGGATCTAAGTACTTCTCAGAATCATACAAACACAGGGCTAAAGGATTTAGGTCTAAGACCCGCGCCACGGTACGAAGGAACGAAGCTGCAGCAGCTAAGGCTATGTTCAGTACGTCCGACGCGGTCAGCATAACAGCCGAGCGCGGAAGGGATGAATCCCAACGCACTAGCGCGGAGATCAATAAGGCGCTACTTAACTACAGACTGAAGAACACAATACCTTGGTTCCCCATAGCTATGGGAGCATACCAAGACGCCCTAGTAACTGGTGTAACTATAAGTCACCAGTATTGGAACTATCGGGAAGTTGAAGACAAGATGCCTGATGAAGATGATGAAGATGATGAAGACGAGCTCCTATCAGCTGAAGGCGAAGATATTAAGCCTAAGACCACAAGCTTTACGGTAGTTAAAGACACCCCAGCTATAGAGCTGCGGCCTGTCGAGAACTTCCTATTCTCTCCTTCCGCGAACTGGGAAGATGTAATAGGAACTTCCGCATACCTGATAGACAGGTTACCGATGACTATCGACGACGTGATGTTACTATCAAAGCAAACTCAAAAAACACAAATCCCATGGCTAACCTTAACCGAGGAAGAGCTACTGATTGGCGCCACTACCGATTATGATGCTGTTCGGTCTCAACGCGAGAGCCAGCGCGAGGATTCTAAGGACCAAAGATACACGCACAGGGGATTCCAGACTGTATGGGTCCACCGAAACATAATAAGGCAGGATGGGCGGGACTGGTTGTATTACACGTTAGACATACACACCAGACTAAGCGACCCAATACCATTAGAGATGGAGTATCCCCACTTACGGGCGGGAGAGCGCCCCTACGTTTTAGGGTTCTGTAACATAGAAGCTCACAAGGTGTACCCCGAGTCACCAGTGTCTATGCTAAGCGGTGTGCAGCAAGAAGCTAATGATATCAACAACCAGAGGAGAGACAACGTAGCTTTGGTCCTTAACCGACGCTATTTTGTTAATCGCAACGCAGCTATAGACTACTCTTCTCTGATCCGTAATGTTCCGGGAGCTGTCACCGAGATGGACAACCCTAGAGAGGACATTCGAGTAGAAGCCCCACCTGACGTCACTAACTCTAGTTACCAAGAGCAGGACAGAGTTAATGCTGACTTTGACGAGTTGTCAGGCGGCTTTAATGTAAGCTCGGTAAACACAAACAGAAAGTTAAACGAAACCGTAGGGGGGATGGAGTTACTGGCAGCCTCGGCTGACGAGGTAACCGAGTACCAATTACGCGTGTGGGTAGAAACGTGGGTGGAACCAGTCCTAAAACAAATCGTGAGATTAGAGCAGCGCCACGAGTCTGATGAGGGTCTACTAACCCTAATAGGCGAAGACATTAAGATGTGGCAGCGCTTTGGTGTTAATAAAGTTACCGATCTAATGATTCAAGGAAACATGACTGTTGAAGTAAACGTAGGTTTTGGGGCTACCAACCCGCAACAGCGTATAAATAAACTAGCGTTGGCCTTCAGTACTATAGGGGCTTATGCGCCCCAAATGGCCCAGTCAGGGAACGAACAGGAAGTTATTAAGGAGATACTAGGCGCGGTAGGCTACAAAGACACCGAAAGGTTCTTCCCACCCGCGGACCCTGAAGCTGCACCCGAGCCTCCACCTCAGCAGCCTATGACTGAGTTTGAGCAGGCAAAGCTGGCTCAAGAGCGTGAAATTGCTGAGATGAAATTAAAGTCTAACGAGTCGATGGCCCAGATGAAGGTATACATTGCCGATAAAGAGCGAGAGACGCAGATGATGAGACTAGCTATGGAAGAAAACATATCTATAGCGCAACTGGATCGAGACCTTAAAGGTATGGAAACTGATCGGCAGAACAAAGTAGACGAAATGAATATTAAACTTAAAGTAGGGTCAGGTATTTAATGATGGGAAGAAAACCGTACACGCCGAGTGGCAACCAAGATTTAACGATGGACAGAGCTAAGTTGGGCCTAGAGGCCGAGGGGTTTCTTAGATCCAGCTTAGGAAGGTACTTAGTAGAGCGCGCGGAGGCTGAGATTGAAAAAGGCTTCACCGAACTTTTCAAAGTGTCGCCGAGTGATACAGGCGGTAATATAGAAGCGCGAATGGACATACAAGTGCCTATGAACGTGATTAAGTGGCTAAACGAAGCTGTCGATTCCGGCAAGCTAGCCATGCAGGAACTGCAAGAAGAAGATCTAAATAACTACTAACCAATGTCCACCCCGCGGGGCGACTATAGAGGCACCACAATGTCAATAACATCAGCACCAAAAGTTGTAAACGTCCGAGAAGACCAAGACATCATCATCCCCCCTGAGACTGAGGAAATACTAGCTGAGTCCAGTGACCCCGTAGATGCACCTGAAACAGAAAGCCCCACGCCCCCTGTAATTACTGAAGACCCCAGAATGGCGATAGCTGCCAAGCACGACCAAAAACACCGAAAATTTGGCAAGGAAAGTGTCCAAAATGAATTAAATAGTGATATAGGGCCAGAAACAATGGATTCGGGTTTGGTTTCTGTCAAAGTTAATGGTACGATCAGAGAAGTCGAGCAAGAGCGAATCGATAAAGCAGGCGGAATACAGGCTTACCAGAAAGAAATGGCCGTTAGCCAAGGCTTTCAAGATATCGCAGCTAGGACAAAAGAATTAGATAGGCGAGCTGAAGCCCTTGTAGCACAAGAGTATCAGATCGCAGCTAAAAAGGCCCTACCTCCTCCTGATGAGCCTGTAAGAAATGATCCACCTGCCAAGTCAGGCGATCACAAGAAACTGGTCGAGCTGGTGAAATATCACCGCGAGGCTTTGTTGGATGGCGATGATGAAGCTGCTGATGAAGCGATGACTCAACTACTTACCCTCCGAGATGCTACACCAGTAGCTACCAAAGAAACTAAAGACGAAGTTGATGCGCGTGAATACAGAGCTGCAGAAAGGGCTGCACAACTAATTGAAACGCGTGAGTACTCCAAGCAGGTGTATAAGGCGCGAGACGTTCTCTTTACGGCACACCCCGACGTTAAGTCCGACCCTAGGCTATTTGAATTAGTAGACATGGAGACTGACGTAGTTAGAAGGGCTAACCCTGAGTTTACCCCCCAAGAGATATTAGACACCGCGTATGAAAACGTGATGGATTGGAGAGGAACAACTAGAGGACCCACCGCATCTATGACTACCAAAGCAGAAGAGAAGCGTGTGATTGCACGACCTGTGGCAGGCACTGGCAGGTTCCAAGGAACCCCACCTGCACAGCATGAAACTAGATCTGAGTACGTCAAGCGAATAGCGCAGAGCCGTGGTCAGTTATAAAACACTTTTATAGGAATTAATAAAATGAGCCAAGTTTGGGAAACCAATGCAGAAGGCGGCTACATGTACTCAGGGGAACTCTCTGATGTATTGCGTAACGCTCTTCAACCAATGACACGATTTGTTCAACATTGTGACGCCGATGATCAGACTGATAAAGGTCTGCACGCTGGTGACGCATTTCAGTGGAACAATTATTCAGATGTAGCCACTCAAGGCGGACGATTGGCTGAAAACCAACGTATGCCTGAAACTGGTTTTACTATCACTCAAGACTCAGGTACCGTGTATGAATTCGGTAACTCTGTCCCTTACAGCGGTCGCTTAGATGACTCAGCTCGCCACCCAGTGAAGCAGATAATCCACAAAGCACTTAAGAACGACTGTACTAAAGCGTTCGAGACTGAAGCTTATAATGAATTTGCTTCTACTTTGTTGACAGTAACTCCAGACTCAGGAAACAGCGCTACCGCTATTTCAGTAGAGACTGATGGCACTGCAGCACAAACTAACAACCTAGCCATGAACCACGTACATGTTAAGCTTATCTCTGACGAGCTTAAAGAGCGTGACGTACCTGTATACTCAGACGGTTCTTACCGTTGTATTGGTCGTCCTGCTACTTTCCGTGATTTTAAAGATGACCTAGAGCCTATCGTTCAGCACGTTGCTGAAGGTTTTAACCAGATTCTTAACGGCGAAGTTGGTAGACATTTTGAAGGCATCCGCTTTTTTGAGCAAACTCGTGTTGCTTCTAAGGGTTGGAGCAATGCTGTTTCTGACGAAGCTTTCTTTTTCGGCGAAGACACAGTTATTGAAGCTATCGTTTGTCCTCCAGAAATCCGTGGTAAACTTCCCGGAGATTTTGGCCGAGACAAAGGTGTAGCTTGGTATGCTCTTGAAGGCTTTAAGATCGTTCATAATGCTTCTGGCGCGGCTCAAAACCGTATCATGAAGTGGTCATCAGCAGCTTAGAGGAGATAACTATGAGCTATTCAAACGGAATACAAACCACTCATTTTTTCGATGGAGCCGCGTTAGATACTGACGCTGTCCTTGTCGGTGGTGAGAACATCCCAGCAATCGCTGGCCTCACGGGTCGAGTAACCTCGATCACTGTCTACTGTACAGTTGCGTTAACTACTAACCCTACCATCATCGAAATTGGTGTTGCGGGTGGCGACCAAGATGGGTACGCGTACCTATCAGTTCCGGCTAGTTCAGTCGGCACTATCACAACTGGCGTAACCGCTGGCGCCCTAGGCAACAAGATTGCTGCTGACGACGCTTGGCAGATCAGTTCTAATGGCGGCGCAGCCGCTGGTGATGGTGACGTTCTTGTTACTGTCGAATGGTCTTAAGGAGATCTAATTTATGAGAAACTCAATTGGTTCACTAGGAAAAGGCGATAAGGCTACTATTAGTGGTAACCCTATCGATTTGGGTCTTAGCTCACGCGAAGCCCATAACCACAGCACTAAACTTCGTAGCGAAACTAGCGAAGGAACGCAACGCCCAGTAGGGACGATGAACTCAGTGTCATCAGACCGTGGGACTTTCAAAAGTCGCGACTAGACTATTGACGTTCGTGAGTGTTAATATGAGGGGTCTGACATTAGTCTGACCCCTTTTCACTTGGAGAAAAGAAATGCGATACAGCGCTTATGGCATCATGCCAGAGAGTTCAGAGCACGTCGGCAACAAGATGTCCAACTCAAAGAACCACAGTGTTGGAGGTCGGGCGCGTAATGGCGTAGGCATAATTAGGGGTCAAGTTGACCATGATCACGAAACAACGCGCAGCTGGACAGAGTCCGATGCCTCAAAATCAGGTCTATCTGATCGGGAACCTATGTAATGTTAGATAAAAGCAAACCTTTCAGCGTCATCCGCGGCGTAACTAAAGACAGAGCTCGTTTTTCACAAGCCGGAGTTCGGTATTCTTACGAAGGCGATTACGCAAACGCAGCCGAGAAAACTAAGCACCAAAACGCTTTAAAAAACGCAGCTGACAAAGCCGCCGCAGCCGCTAAGTCCGCTCTTAATGCGGCCATGGCTGCATCTAAAGAGGCTGATAAAGACGCTGGTTCATTTAAGTAGATGGCCGACTATCTTTCTATTTGTAAAGATTTCAGAAGCAAGGCTGGTATCGCAGGTACCGGCCCTGTTGCTGTTACGGGTCAAGTGGGCGAGTATCAGCGCATAGTAACTTGGGTTAGAGAAGCTTGGGTTAAGATACAAACACTGCCGTATGATTGGACGTGGATGTGGGCTGAGTACACCCCTTTTGAAACCATAGCCTCGACCAGCGACTATGTACTAACCAATGTTGATGTCATACACACGGACTCAATAACCTTATTTAAAACCTCGGTAGGCCCCTCCGCTAAGTACCGAGTAAGATATGAAGACTGGAAGGGTTTTCAACTAAAGTTTGGGGCAGTGACCTCTGATGATGGCACCCCCACAGTAGTCACTAGAATGCCTAGTGGCGGCTTGCGTTTTTACCCCGCGCCTGATGTACCCTACACCGTCGGGTTTGAGTACCAGACAGATGCCCAAGTGTTAACAGCTAACGCAGACACTCCAGCCATCCCGTCCCAGTACCACGACATTATATTATACAGGGCCCTGCTAGATTACGCAGGCTACGAAGAAACCACTGATGTGTACTCATATGCTAATTCTGAGTACACTAGTCTACTGCGGTCTTTGCAGGCTAAGTACAAACTAGTCCGAGCGGGCCAGTGGGTAGTTAGGCCTCAGTAATGGGCCAACGCGTTTATAGCTTTCCATTAAAGGGCGGGTTAGATCAAGCCACGCCTCCCCTCTCCATAAGCGCTGGGGCCCTTATAGCGGGCTCTAATTACGAACCTATCGTAACTGGTGGATACCGCCGAATTGAGGGCTACGAGGCTTTTGATGGGCAACCTAATCCTTCTGACGCTACTTTTTGGTACGTGTATTATTCTACAGGAAGTGGAACTATACCCGCAGTCGGGGAAACTATAACCGGAGGCACATCAGGTACAACCAGTAAAGTACTAAGTGTAGAGACCACCGCAGGGACTTGGGGGTCAGATGCCGCGGGATACATAGTAGTGTATGGGGCTTCGGGTCTGTACACTAGCGGGGAAAATCTAAACATATCAGCAACAAGAGCGGTTGCATCCGCAGTTAGCGAGTTACGCCCGCCTCTAAGCCACGCGGTTGAGAACGTACACCTAAGGGCGGCTAGAGAGGCCACTAGGGTGAGTATAGCTGCTGTCCCCGGAGCAGGATCAATAAGGGGCGTATGGTCCTTTTTAGGGGTTAAGTACGCCATCAGAGACAACTCGGGTCAAACCGCTGGAGTTATGTTCAAATCTACCGCTTCAGGGTGGGTTGCTGTTACTCTCGGACACTACTTAACATATACAACAGGGACTATAACCCCCGCAGTAGGCGCTACGATAACCGCCAATGGAGGCTCGCAAACTGCAGTAGTAGTTAGCGTAGGTATAATTTCAGGATCTTTTGCGACTAATAACGCCATTGGCAGGGTGTATGTAAAATCCTTAACAGGGGGTACGTTTGCCACGGGAGCTCTAGCCTCCGGCGGTGCCTTAGCTGTGACGGTGTCTCAGACCGTGGTGACCCTGCCACCCGCTGGGCGGTATGAATTTGTAACAACTAATTTCTTCGGAGCTACAGGCACCACGGCCCTCTACGGGGTGAATGGGGTAGGCTACGGTTTTTCGTATGATGGAACTGATTTTTCCCACGTACACACAGGCATGGTGGTTGATAAGCCTCAGCACGTAATCGAACACAAAAAACACTTGTTTTACTCTTTTTCTAGCTCGGTACAGCACTCCGTTGCGGGGGACCCCTACACGTGGTCAGCTATATTAGGCGCGGCAGAGATATCCACAGGAGATGACGTTGCGGCCTTTTCTAAGGTTCCGGGAGACGTGTTAAGCATACTAAACCGACAACACGTGTATCTACTTTATGGTACTTCCTCTGTAGACTGGAATCTCGTAGAACACAGCGCAAAAACTGGTGCGATAGAGTGGACGGTTCAAAACATGAGGAGCACCGTGTTCCTAGACGACCGAGGAATAAACGATTTAAACACCACTCAAGACTTCGGTGATTTCACCGGCAACACTTTATCTCTACTGGTTAACTCTTATCTTCAAAGTAAAAAAGCTCTTGTGCAGTCCTCTATTAGGATCAGGTCTAAAGACCAATACCGTCTGTTCTTTTCAGATGGATCTGGGCTTATCGCGATGTTTGATAGCGAAGGTCTACCCTCTTTCATACCCTTTTCGTTCCCTATAGCCGCTCTGGTTACCTGCTCTGTCGAGAACGCATCGGGTGTAGAGGAGTTATTTTTCGGGTCTTCCGACGGATTTATATACCAGATGGAGAAAGGTGATTCGTTTAATGGGGCCTTAATATCCTACTTTCTCCGACTACCCTTCGCTAACATGGGTAAGCCCCGAAACCGTAAAAAGTACTTTAAAGTTGTATTAGATATAGACGCGATAGAACCCCCTCCCCTTTCTTTTACCTCTGAATTTTCCTATGGCGGAGGGGACCAACCGGTAGCCAACACCGTAGCTTTTTCGGATGAAATGTACGCTAGGGGCGGAACTTGGGGAGGCGCAGTCTGGGGTGAATTTGTATGGGGCGCTCAGATAGTAGGTCAGGCTGAGGGCTACATAGACGGCAGCGGCATAAACATATCTCTGGTAATCAGAGGCGAATCCAACTACGAGCGGCCCCATAGTTTATTAGGCGCGAGCTACCACTATACAATACGAGGTTTAAGACGCTAATGTCTAACGATTATTTCATACACTCAGACAATGTAGTAGTTACCGGCACCACCGCGGTAGCTGGTCACATTAATAATGTAGCTCTCGCAATAGAGACAGGCTTCGACAAGATGCCTTCTAAATTAGAGCTAGACGAAAACAGATATAACTACGCCGTTGCCACTGGTAGCGCCAATGCTTATGTAGCCTCCCTCCCCCAGACTCTGACGTTAACTGACGGAATGAGCTTAGTATTTAAAGCCGCGGTCGCTAACACGGGGGCCACCACGCTAAATCTTAACTCCTTAGGAGCTAAAAGCATTGTGAATGCCGACGGTACCTCACTAGCCTCTGGCGCCATAGTGCTGAACCAGCCAGTGGCCGTGCGGTACGAAAGCGTTAATGGCCGATATGTGCTCATGTCTATGTCCCCTAACGTAGTGGGGTTGATTGAGGCTAACAAAGTTATAACCAACGCTGATGTAGTTCTTACGCACGCTGATGTAGTTCTTACGCACGCTGATGTGGTTCTCGCCGAAGCCGACAAGGTTCAAACGGGATTAGACAGGGTAGCAACTGGCAACGACAAAACAGCTACAAATGCAGACGTGGTGCTTACGAACGCAGACGTAGTTTTAGCTGAAGCAGATAAAGTGCAAACAGGTCTTGATCGGGTAGCCACGGGGCTGGATAGAGTAGCCACAGCAGCTATAACAAACGCCGATGTTGTACTAACAAACGCTGATGTAGTTCTTACGCACGCTGATGTAGTCTTAACTCATGCTGACGTTGTTCTTGCTGAGGCAGATAAAGTCCAAACTGGGCTGGATAGAACAGCAGTAGCGGCAGATTTAGTTTTAACTAATCAAGATACTATTGATACCGCAGCGGACCTAGTATCTACTAACCAAGACACAATAGACACTGCAGCCGACCTCGTTTTGACAGTCGCTGATGTTGTTCTTACACACGCAGATGTTGTTCTTACACACGCAGATGTTGTATTAGCAGAAGCAGATAAGGTGCAAACAGCATTAGACCGCACCGCCACGGGCAATGATAAAACTGCTACTAATGCAGACGTAGTTATTACTAATGCAGACGTAGTTATTACTAATGCAGATGTTGTACTGACGAATGCCGATGTGGTTCTTGCTGAGGCGGCAAAGGCGGCCGCAGAACTCTCATACGATGCTTTCGATGACAGATTTCTAGGTGCTAAAAGTTCAGCGCCCTCCGTTGACAATGATGGTGCGGCTATCCTCACAGGGGCCATGTACTTCAACTCCACGACTGACAAGATGCAAGTCTGGGATGGTTCCTCGTGGATTGGCGTTTCTTCTGCGATCTCAGGGCTAACTCAAACATTTAAATACGTTGCCACGGCAGGGCAGACCGCGTTTGCGGGTAATGACGCTAACTCCCTTTCAATGGCTTTTGATTCACAGACAGGGATGCACGTTTTCCTTAATGGTGTAAAACTAATCTTAACGACCGATTACACTGTCAATACGGGTACTAACACAGTAACTTTAGGGGCAGGAGCATTATCTGGAGACTTACTGGAAGTATCCGCATTCAGCTTCTTTCAGTTATCCGATACCTACACTCAGGCGCAGATAGATGCAAAAGATGCCTTGGCGCTACCGAAGACGGGCGGTGCGCTAACTGGCGATGTAAGCAATACATCCACAGGTTCTCTCCAAGTTTCACAAGGCACAACGGCACAACGCCCAGCAGGAACGAATACAGGTCGCCTCAGATACAACTCTACGGAAGCGGCCTTTGAAGGTTATACCTCCGCAGGATGGGGTGAGATCGGAGGTGGTGGCCCTTCACTTGGGACTGACTCAGTAATACGGACTAACGCTAAAGTGATAGCTGAGAACATCACCTTTGCTGGGTCTGAAAATGGCTCTAGCATCGGCCCAATTACAATCAACAGCGGGTACACGGTAACTGTGGCATCTGGCTCAACGTGGGTAATCCTATGAGTTTAATCATCAAGAATAGCAATGGTGGCGGTGTCACGTTGGATAGCACAACTAGTGCGAATGAGACGCTGACGTTGCCTACTGGCGGCGGTACGCTGGCTGACACAGGTTTAACGAATGCTTTGACTACCAGAGTTAATGCCGTTGGTGGGCGTAAGAATCTGATTATCAACGGTTCACACTTGGTAAGCCAGCGAGGTACATATACATCAGCTACCTCGCTGAGTGCCGCATGGGTCTATTACCTAGACAGATTCAAGACAAGGATTAACAACATAACTGGTACTTTGACTCACAAGGTAGATCAAGCAGTAAATGGAGAGGTCGTCGATACGGTACTTTTAACCGCAACTTCCGCTACCTCTGGATATATAAACTCTTTACAGCAAGTAGAAGATGTACAGGTAGTAAAAACTAGGGCGTTTACCGTTTCTGCATGGGTCAAATCAAATAGCACTAACGCTAAACTTGTAACTA